AAGCAGTGCCTATTTGACAATGGCAAGAGCATGGATGATATCTACTTCCAGACACCAGCTAATGCCATGGGCATGTTTACTAATGAGAAGATCAAGAAACTTGACTACTGGCACCGAGGAGGGGCTGGCCACGCCCTAGATGCAATCCGACACGCCCTACTTAGATTTGTATCTAAGGGCTGGAAACCTGTAGGATTATTAAAAGAATAACTATTATCAAAAAAATGTTGTAAAGATTATTTTTTTCTGATAATATAGATGTAGTGACGAATGGAGGCCCAAATGGGCGTTTTTGTAGAGCTTGAGGGTGAGCACATCATCATCAATGCTGAATGGCGACTTAAAGAGGTTTGCCGAGCCCTGCCTGGCTCTAAGTGGGACTCAGATAAGAATGTTTGGCGCATCCCAGTTTCGTGGACTGGCTGCCTATCGTTACGAGCAACTTTTGGTGCCCAACTAGAGATTGGTCCGAAGCTTGCCGAATGGGCAAAAAACGAGAAGACTAACAGAATTGACCCATCTAACTTGCTACGTGAAGTAGAAATGTCTGATGATGGCGATGAAGACCTATTCCCACACCAGCGTGCTGGTGTAGAGTTCCTCGCTAAAGCTCGCAGGGCGCTGCTAGCGGACGAACCAGGTCTGGGCAAGACTGCACAGGCTATTAGGTCCCTAAAGCGCCTACAGGACCAGGGAGAGGCTGTTTTCCCTGCCTTGATCGTGTGCCCAAACACTCTAAAGCACAACTGGGAGCGCGAATTTGAGAAGTGGTGGCCTGGCATCAATGTTCAGGTAATTAAGGGCTCTGCTACTCAGCGTAGAAAGGCTTTCGAGGACGAGGCTCAGGTTTATGTAATCAACTGGGAGTCTCTACGGTCTCACTCGCGTCTCCAGTCTTACGGGAGTATTGCGCTAGCCCGATGCACCGAATGTGGTGGTCACGACTCTAAAATCACCGTCTCTCGCTGTGAGGTCCACAAGCGTGAACTCAATAACATACCGTTTAAGTCAGTAGTTGCTGATGAGATTCACCGTTCTAAAGACCCTAAGTCTAAGCAGACTCGCGCTCTCTGGGCTGCATCAGGTACTGCAGATATCAGGTTTGCATTGACTGGTACTCCTATTGCCAACACTGTTGTTGATCTATGGCCTATCCTCCACTGGCTAGATGAGAAAGAGTGGCCAAGCAAGACTAAGTGGTTGGACCGCTACGTCAACACTATGCTTAACGCATTCGGTGGAATGATGATCCTCGGCCTTAAACCTGCAATGGAGACTGAATTCTATGCTGGTATTCACCCACGCATGCGCCGTATGTTGAAAGCTAAAGTTCTACCTTGGCTACCAGAAGTGATTAATGACCGCCGAGACGTGGAGATGGGCGCTAAGCAGGCTAAGGCTTACAAGCAGATGCTCGAAAACATGATCGCTGAATTAGATAAGACTCCAGAAGAGCGATTTATGGAGGCATATGAGCAGGGTGAAACGGAAGTTATTGTTGCACCTAATCCACTAACTCAGACTATGCGCCTGCTCCAGTTTGCCAGCTCCTACGGGACTCTAGAGTTAGTTGATGGTCAGGAAAAAATGCTTTTGTCAGACCCTTCCTGTAAGGTTGATGCTCTGATGGATGATATTGCTAATGGTGACTTTGGAGAAGATTCGGTTGCAGTTTGTGCCGTATCTCGCCAGCTAATCGACCTTCTCAGTGCGCGACTCACCAAGGAGAAGATCCCTCACGGATTGATTACTGGTGCACTGAGCTCTGAGGAGCGTCAGAGACACATCGATGATTTCCAGTCTGGACGCACTAAGTGGATCCTTTTCACTGCTCAGGCTGGTGGAGTTGGTGTCACCTTGACAACTGCAAGAAGACTTGTTATGCTTCAAAGACCATGGTCTCTTGTTGATTACAAGCAGGCACTGGATAGAGTTCACCGCATCGGCTCTGAGATTCACGATTCGATTCTCATTACCGACTACGTGACCGAGGGCACCATTGAGGAAAGAGTAATCGAAGCACTAGATGCCAAGGCTGAAAACTTTGAGCAGATCGTGCGAGACAAGGCTCAGCTTCTCAAGTTGCTTAATGACAATAGGAAAGAGCTGTAATGACAGAACCAATTAGAATCTCTAATTCAGAGATTCAGACGTTTAAGGATTGCCGTCGTCGCTGGTGGTTCACGTACTACCGTCGACTACGACCAAAGGTGCAGGAATTCACTGGACCACTAGCATTAGGATCTAGAATCCACGAGGCGCTAGATCGATACTACTCAACAGGCGAGCCACTACTAGATGCTCACGCTGCTCTGGTTAAGGAAGACCTTAAAAAGATGACAGACGACTACCGCGATGTCTCTGGACTAGAGGCCGAAGCGGAGCTTGGCAGAGTCATGCTAGAGGGCTACCTAGAATGGGTCGAGCTAAACGGTATTGATGCTGAACTAGAGAAGATTTCGACTGAAGAGATTATCGAGCGTCCGATGCTTGATGGTCGCGTAACACTTCAGGGAAAGATCGACATGCGCGTTCGTCGTAAGATTGACGGTGCTCGCATGTTCCGTGACTTTAAAACCGTTGGTGGTTCGTTTGCTGACTTTGGCTCCATTGCTCACATGAACGAGCAGGTGTTGACATACATGCTCCTAGAAGAGGCTCAGAACCAGGACGGTGAGCGTTCTGATGGTGCTATTTTTACGATGCTTCGTAAGGTAAAGCGCGGTGCTTATGCTAAGCCACCGTTCTATGACCAGATTGAAGTTCGTCACAACAAGTTTGCTCTCCGTTCGTTCTACGAGCGACTGGAAGGCACCCTAGAGGACATAATGCGTGTGCGTGATGCCCTAGATGCTGGTGAGAGCCACTTCCGCCACGTGTACCCTAAACCAAGCAGGGATTGCAAGTGGAAGTGCCAGTTCTTCGCTATTTGCCCTTTAGTTGACGATGGTTCGGCAGCTGAAGCGGCGATTAGCGATGCGTTTGCGGTCTCCGACCCTTACGGTTACTACGGAATAGAAGAAAAGAAAGGAAGTGAGTAATGAGTAATGCAGTAGATCGCAGTTTAACAATTATGGTTTATGGCGAATCAAAGGTTGGCAAGTCCAGCTTTGCTGTAACAGCTCCATACCCACGCCTAATGCTTGACGTTGAGGGAGGCCACCGCTTCCTACCAATCAACATCAAGTACTGGGACCCAATGACTGAAGAGCCGCCACTGGCTGACGGTACTTGGGACACAGTTGTAGTTAAAGTAAATGACTACGACGTCGTTATGAAGGCCTTCCAGTGGCTTCAGAGCGGCAAGCACCAGTTCAAGTCCTTGATCATCGACTCAATCTCTGAGTTGCAGGTTAAGTGCATGGACAATATTGCAGGAACCGAACAGATGAAGATGCAGCAGTGGGGCGAATTGCTTCGCCACATGGGTGCACTACTTCGTGATCTTCGCGACCTGACAATGCACCCTACTCAGCCTCTTGAGGCTGTAGTACTGACCGCTATGGCACGTAAGGGACAGGATGGCGTATACCGTCCTTATCTACAGGGTCAGCTAGCGATTCAGGCCCCGTATTTCTATGACATTCTGGGAGCAATCACTGTTGAAACAGTGCCTAACCCAGACCCAATGCAGGCACCTTACAAAGTGCGTCGCATGTATGTAGAGCGCACCCCAGAATATGAAGCTGGAGAGCGCGTACAGGGACGTCTAGGTAAAGTAGTCGAGCAGCAGGACCTTGGAGTCGAACGCATGCTAGACATCGTCTTTGGTGAAACAAAGGCAAAAACATCAACAACAAAAAAGGAAGGTTAACCCCCCATGACTACTGTCAATTTCTCAGAGCTTGTTAAGCAGGCTGGAACAGCTGCTACTTCAGGCGGCAACTACGCACCTCTACCTGACGGCGACTACGACCTAAAGGTAATCGAGGCTCAGGCAACAACTACCTCGACTGGTAAGTTGATGTTCAAAATCACCAACGAGGTTCAGGGCGGTGCGCACGACAAGCGTCGCGTCTGGGACCAGCTGGTTGTAACTCAGGACAACCCTAAGGCAATGAACATGTTCTTCATGAAGGCTGGTGCGATGGGCCTACCTACCACCTACTTCGAGCAGAACCCTACTCCTGCCCAGATCGAGCAGGCGCTTATTGGTCGCGCATTCCGCGCTACTCTAGGCACCCGCACCTACAACGGCAACCAGAGCAACGAGATTAAGCGTTACTTCGCGCTAACCGCTGCTGCTCCAGCTGCCACTGCAACCGCTGCTCCTGTAGCTGCTGCCCCTGCACCTGCACCTGCACCAGCCCCTGCTGCAGCACCTGCACCTGCACCAGCTCCTGCATCTCCAGTAGCTAGCGAAGACACCCCGTTCTAAAGAACATTGGTTGCGGGGCACCAAGCGTGCCCCGCTTCCACTTTATCTAAAGGTAATAATGAAAGTACTAATGACTGGGATGTCATCTTCCCACTGCTCTATTGGTAAAAATGTATCTTTTTTCTCTACCCTTCACGAAATCATTTCTGAGTTCGCTGAAGTAACTATCTGTGACCCAAAACTCTCTTGGACACGAGCAGATTTGCAAAACTATGACGCCGTTATTGTAGGCATAGTCCCACCTACCGCGCTGTCTGCAAATAAGATTTACGGAGCCCTGCACGTACTAGATTTGATGTACGAATCACCTAAGCTGCGATTAGTAGTTGACAGCCCTCAGGTGTGGCAGTTTAATAATAGCCTAGGGTCTTTTAAGCGTAACCCGACTCAGATTTTTAATGAGCTATATGCTAATCGAAAAAATTATGACTTAGCTAAGTCAACTAAGTATGACACTGCATCATCTTTGGCCGATAAAATGGTAAATCTACCTTGGCCTAAAACATATGTACCAACTCTTCCATGGAAAACTTCAGCTGACTTGGCTGCATCTCTCAGATTTGTGTCAGAGGGTAGGCTTGTACCTTTAAGTATTGACTCTTACTTATTGACGCCTGCAACTAGTGGTTCAGCGGTAAGAACTGGCTGGGCAGTTGATAATGTTAAAAGTAAGTGGTGGACTAAGCTAGCTGACACCCTTAGAGATGGAGCAAGGCCTCTAGTTTCCACCACTAGACCTGATGATGCACTTGCCTTGTCTACTATGGAATCCTCGCTAGGGGCAGTAATAGCCCCCCAAGACAGAATCGCAAGTACCTGGTGGTCTTACAGGTATATCCAGGCCTTAAACTCATCTACGCCTATAGCTACTTACTGGCAAGACTGTCAAGAGTTTGATCCGTCCTGGGCAAAGTTAGCGTACCAGATAGAGGATATGCACCCATATGAGCGGGCTCAGGTTGCAGCAGACCAGTATAGAATATATAGTGCGTCAATCCCTACTAAGCCTCAGATTAAAGATTTTATAGAGAATGATCTAAAGAACTCTACAAAGGAGAAAATATAATGCCTGAAGTAAATAAAGAATGGGTAGTCGAGCAGCTTCAAGCTGCTAGGGTAAAGGTTGGATCTGGTAAGGCTGTAATAAAGCTGCTAGAGGCTTGGGCCGAGATTCCAGACCTTAGCTCAGCTATGACCGAGGAAGTGCTAAGAGTATTCCCTCTACTGGCTAAGGGCACTATTTTAAAGCAGGAAGAAGACGAGAATGACTACACATGGACTCCACTACAGCCAGGACAGATTGGAGTTGGAGATGTCGTACGTGTTAAAGCAGATGCTTTCCAGGACAAGCTCGGACCCATCCACAACGGCCGCCGCGGCACAGTGGTTGCAGTTCGCTATGGAGACGTCATCTTCAACGACACCGACGGAAAGAAGCCAGAACTTAAGGGCGTCCACTACTCGCCGTACAAACTAGAGAAGCGCGTAAGGAAGGCTAACTAATGAGAACCAGCTTCGAGTTAAAGATAGTTGCAACAGATCTACAAGAAGCCAAGTCTATTGTTAGATCTCAGCTTTCAGAATTTCTGGATATCGACAAAGATGAGGTAGAAGAGAAGGTCTCTCTAGAGTTTAAGGTCTCTTACCCTAAGGCAGAGACCGTCTCCGAGATCGAGGACACTTTAGCGTCTAAAGTCTTCCAGGTTACGGTCTTCGGATCCCTAAAGCAGAGTGTCGTAAAACCTTTCGGTTTGTAGTTGACAAAAAGTATAATTACTGCTAACTTTTAGTTATGCAAACATTTGTACCGCTTACCTCTTCTTTTGAAGACATTGCCCGCACGCTAGATCGTGCCCGTCTCAATAAGCAAGCCCTAGAAGGCTGGCAGATTTTGATGACGCTCCTTGAGCTTGACCCTCAGGGTAACCACCGTACTCCTAAGGGCTGGGTAAACCACCCAGCAGTCAAGATGTGGCGTGGCCACGAAATGGCTCTATATCTATACATCAAAGCTATGGTCGATGAGTGGGTTAAGCGCGGCTATAAATCTACAATCGGAGATAAGGCAAAAGAAACTATCAAAGTTGCTTTGTTTAAAGGCCTTCTCTCAAACGAATTGTCCACTAATCCAGACTGGATAGCCGATATGTCTACCTTTAAAAAGATAGCGTCTAGCCACCGAATGGCCCTCCTGTCTAAAGATTACGAGTGGTATTCTCAGTTTGGATGGGCAGAAGATCTTGGCGTTAGGCCAGAGAGCTATGACTATGTGTGGCCAGTCTAATTTGTAATTTACGGTAAATTTACGACAGCTTTGCGTCATACTTATAGGTATGATGAGCAGAAAAAGACCAACTGGACCAGCTTGGCTGATCTGGGACGGCGATGATTTTCCTCGCCAGATTCATTCTGATTCTGTTGTATTTTTCGTAAATGAGCATTTAAGTCTAGATGACGATGACCTAGCCAGGCAATCTCTTGCTAAGCAGTTACAACAAGAAGGGCTAGTATTTAGCCTCTCTGAAGCGTTTAATCTAATAAACCAGTCCACTCCACTTTTGGCTGGGTATCGGTATGAGAATAATGATGATACTGATATCCCGATCTACTGTGATAATGAAGACGAAGATCTAGACTACGATGCCACTTTTGTAGAGGTGCCGTATGTTTAATGATATCCCTGACTGGCATGAGGACTCTGAGTGCTCTAAGCCAGAGAACGCTGACAAGATAGACAATTTTTTTGCAAATAAACCAGCTCAGCAATGGGAAGCAAAAAA